GGTGTCCTGACATTAAGAGATAGGCTCTCGCTCTGTTTATATCCTGTTGTGTATATGTGATTGGTTCAGGATCAATTATCTGTATTGCATCTTCATGTCTTAGGACTTGTATCTTTGAAGATTCTGCTCGTGCTTGCTTACATCCGCAACCCATTTCTTTTCTTGTTTAATTCTTTTCTAACTTTATTTATGTCCCTTGATACTGAGTTGATTGGTATTGTTGTTCTCTTGGAAACATTTGTTATTGAACATCCTTCTTCAATGTATAATTCAAACAATCTTCCGTAATACCAATCTTTGGTTTGTTTCATATCATCAAGTTGCTTTCGAACCCAATTCATGTTGAATGGATCTTCTTCATATTGTTCATCTACTATTTCAATATCAAATAAATTTTCTGATTGTGATTTTTTGAATTGGTAATAATATTTGGATGTTTGTGAATGAAATTGGTTCTTAACAATCTTTGTAAAGAAATATAGTTTTTGTGCGTTGTCAAGTTCTCCTACCTTTTTGTTGACTAAAAATTGTTCCACACAAGTATGAAGCAGATCATCAACATCATAACTCTTTGACACAAATCTGCATATCTTTTTTAATTCTTCATAGTTGGAAGTAATCCAAAGGTCATTCAAGATTCTATCAATTATGTTTTCATCCAACAACATTATTTGTTCCCATATAGATTACTCTCGGGTGATAGTTGTCATCAATCCAAGTATTATTAACTTTTTGGATAACTCTTTTGTTGGCTAGTTTTATGATATGATCTCTGATTGAGAATGGGGATACCTTGAAATCCATCAATTCATAAATCTCGTTGTTTGTGAGTGTTGAATATCCTGATGGATTCTTCTTTATATCCTCCATCAAAATTCTGTAGATTTCTTTGTGTCTTGGGTTTGTTAATTTTTCCATGTCTTTTTTTTATAAATATAGTATAGGTAGGTATAAGTTGTATATTAAATAAAAAAACCCAGTAAGAATACTGGGTTGTGGGTAAAAAAAATTCAAGATGAGCTTATTAATAATGACTAAAATCCCACATTGATAAATATAATCATCATTCAAATTTTCCAAACAGATCTTCAATTTTTTCTATTACCCTTTTTATCATATCTGCTTTTTCAAAATCTTCTCTTTTTATCGCATAGGATAATTGATAATCTAAATGATAAGTGTAGTGTGGTGCTAGTTCTGGTTCTTTTGATAAGGTTTTCAAATATTGGGTTATGATGATTCTTGTAATCTCTTCTTTCTGCTTTTCAGTTAGAGAAAAGTATGCCGATACCGGAACATCAAATTGTGTCAAAAGTAAATCATCAATCTTGGACATAAGTTTCTTTCACCACCCCCTCTAATTTTTTAACCCTATCTAAAACTATTCTATATTCTTTTAATATTAAAATATAATATAGAATAGATATAGAACCCAGCCTCAAAAAACTTAACCCACTGCTTCATATTTTTTCAGGTAGTTCCAACGAATAATGAGTTGAATCTATAACTTCAACTAAAGCTTCTAAGTTGATTTGGTAATCATTCCATGTCTCACCTTGATATCTTTTTTCTTCAACGAGAAGAATACCGAAATTGTATAAATCTTTCTCAATTACTTTTTGCTGATAAGGGCTTAGTGAAAGAGATCTTTTGAAATCTCTTCTATAAACTTGGAAGGGCTCATCTGCTGATGCGATTTGTTTTGTCATCAACAGGAAATCTAATTTGTCCAAAAGATATGTAATCATGCACGCAGCATTTGGACCTAAGTTCATTAATAATTTCGTGTTCAACATAAGGAATTTGTCCTTCCCAAGAATGCTACGAATAAGCTCTTGGTCATCATTCTTAAATTTTTTCATGTTAAATTGTTTTTGATAAGTATAAGGAAAATAATTTTTATTTTCCAACTATTTATTTTAAGACGATTTAAGACATTATTTTTTTTAGTATGAGTAAGATATCAAAAAAAGAATTACAGACGACTAATGGGGAAATAAATAGGGTCTGTGCTGATTGTAAAAGGTTGAAAGGATTGGAACATTTCTATAAGTGTGAACATTGTAAGGGCGGATTCATGAAAAGATGTAAGATTTGTTTCCAACGATGGAAGGTTGAAGTTAGAGAACCAAAACCCAAAAAGAAAAGAGGTATGACCAATTCAGGCAGCATGGCTAAGATGACAGCTTGCACCAAACAGGACTATATGGAGATGTATGAGTTTATGGAGAAGTTGGGATTTGATCCGAACAATGTTCACAAAGATTTTTGTTTAAAATATGGATTGCAGGAAAAAATTAGACCAGCAAAAAATGCATCAATTTGGTTACCCAATGGTGAAAAAAATCCCCTAAGTTATTCACAAAGGGGATTGAAATAGATTAATTTAGTTTGATATTTTAACTTCCCAACCCCAATTTTCCATATGATCAATAAACATATTGAAATATTCTTCAACTTGTTGATCAGTCAATTCTTCATGTGCATTTTCAACATCTTCTTCCATCATGTCAATAAATTGATACCAACTTTCGTAGACCATTATTGAGTGATCCAAACCATCAGTAGTATCCATATTTATTGGATGCCAAGATCCGTTATATCTTCTCGTTGAAAACCAAGATTTGTCTTTAGTTACATAAATTGCTTTTATGTTGTCCATGATGTATATTTTTTTATTAATTAAAGTGCTAAGATATGAAGTTAGTTCGACTCTGCCAAATATTGTCTGAGAACTTTTACTGACGAGTTTTGTCCGAGAAAATACCAGTAGTCGGTTAAACTAATGTCTTTGATTTGTTGTAGTAGTTTTTGTTTCATATTAGTCAAGGTTTGATTGTGATGCTTGGATTTCAACGATGGTAGTATAACCACCTCCTTCATTGGGATAAGATGACTTTGTATATTTAGCCAACTCACCATAGAGATTGGTAATCTCGTGAGCGTGAATACATTTAGTTCCTTCCATGATTCTTACGATAATAAAGTTAGTTTTTTTGTTTGTCTTTTTCATAGTTGTATAGTTTTTACAAAGATAAGGAAATACTTTCGAATTGAAAAAAAGAATTTTGATATTCTTGAGAACGAAAAACCTCAATACAAGATAGAGCAGTATAGAACTCCCTTACGATTTCTTCGTGAACAACCTCTTCAGAAGTGTTATTCAGATAGAACTGTGCGTGTAGTTCTGTCTCACCCAATGGTGTGTAAAAAAGGAGATTAACTTTATCTCCTACGAAATGTAGACATTCAAGGTCGTTAAGATTTTTAATATCCATTGTTTCTTAATTTTACACAAAGTTAATACTTAATCTAATATCCTCAAAATTTTTTTATATTTTTTTTCGGTGTATAATAAAAAACACAACCTTCAATGGCTGAGGGTCTGAAACCAAATGAACGATACCAATCCCGAAGACGATACAAATCTTCTACATTCCCTTGATTTTTGAAATTGCATGGAATAGCTTTTATTCTAATGCCGGATTCATCAGCGATATCTAAAATAGTATTTATCAACTTCGTTCCAATTCCCTTACATTCTTGACCATCTTTAACCTCAATCCAATAAAGTTCAACACAATTTGTAGTTGAAGGAATAAACTGTAATCTATAACAATCTGTTTCCCAGTCTAAAGTTGGGACCTTGAACTTTTTTTCTTTATACTGACCCTTACCTCTGACCTTCATCACAGTAACCGATTTACTTCTATAAATTGATGCATGAGGTTCAAAACCTAATTCGTCTGCTAATTTGTGACCGAATAGGTTTAATACACTTAAATTTCTTTTGGAAGCTTCAGAAATCGGTAACTCTTGATAATTGTTCGTTGTTTGGGTGGTAGTCATTGTTGTTGTTTTAATTGTGAGGAGCTAAGATAAGGAAATTATTTAGATTCGATTTCCAAAATATTTGGAAACCATTTTTTCCATTCTTCGCTCGTAATTGAAATTCCTCTATCCCGACTTACAATCCTTCCTCTTCCACTTTCTAATTCTTCTTTAGTAATTAAACCCATGTTATAGTTATCTTCGTCAGCAATATAAGTAATAATCTCATTCACAACATAATACCCCATTGCGATATCAATAACTCTGATTTCTTGAACATCATTTTTGAAAATGGTCATACCAGGTTTAACATTTTGTTGAACCCATTTAATTTGTTTTTTGTTTAACTTTCTCATAGTGTTGTTATTTGAATTGCTAAGATAAGGATTATTCAGGTAACCATTCATTCATTTCTTCATTTATTTTCATACTTTCTTCCATATCCATATCCAAATACCAATGTGGGTAGTAACCCCGAGTGCAACCATTGAGTATTTGTGAAGAGATAAGATTTAGTAAACCCGCAGCTTCTGTTGCTGTTTTCGGTTCTTCTGTGATGATAATTTTCATTTTGTTTGTTTTTATTGATGAAGTGCTAAGTTAAAATAATTGGTTGGTTCATCAAAAAGTTTTTTCATCATCGTTTCAGCACCTATGATTATTCCATTCCAATGTTGAGTATTCCAATCTTTTTCCTCCTGTGAGTAATCACCTTCGTTGTGTTCTCTGATTGCCAGAAGGGCATCCATTTTGATATCCTGAAAAACACGCATAATTTTTTGTTTTTCCATAGTTGTATAGTTTTAATTGTGAGGAGCTAAGATAGGACTATTTGGATTCTCCGCCAAATATTTTTCATATTCTTTTTCTATCCATTGACGGAATTGATATTCCTCGTCCTCAAGATCAATGTCAAATACATTGAGTTCCATTTCTTCGTATAGTCGTTTTGTGTTGCTCATATTATTTCTTTTCACGATTTGATTTAATGTAATTCTCAAGCTTTGTAAATCTGTCTATTACATCTTTGGTTGGACCATACATTGCGAAATCCACCATGACATCTGTTGCCAATGCGATCTCAAATAAGGTAGGACAAATATTACAGTCCTGAAACCACTTCTGAACAAGGTGTGATTGATTTTGGAAAATGATTACTTCGTCTTTTGATTTTTGTTTGTTTGACATATCTTTGATTTTAGATTACAAAGATAGGGGTATAGGTTGGTATATCCAAATAAAAGCATAAAAAAACAGGAACTTTTTTTAGGAGTCCCTGCCTTTTCTATGGATAGCTTATTAGAATCAGGTCAAACCTGATATCCATAAATATAAGATATTACTTGATAGTTTCAAGAAAAAAATCAAAATTTAACAAAACTTCTTTTTAGAACATTACTGGTTCAATCAATAAGTCATCATCTTCTGATAGAACAATTGTTGTATTCGGAGACACAACCTTTGTTGAACAAGCAGCATAAGCTGTCCTATAATCTTTACCAGCGGCTTTCTCTTTTGCAATACATTCACCAAGAGCACTATCCTTTGGTATATCACCAAACTCTTCCAACTTAGCCCACCATTTATAGTAATTGTTAAACGATGTAAGACAGAATATTGACCTCTCTTTCATGTTGGGATATTGCTCCCTCATTTTGGAATTACGAGAACAACGGGTCAGATACATACCTCTCGTTTCATTTTTACGAGGTTTGATAACAAAGAGCTGTTTTTCCTCAGCGAAATCTCTGCTCATATTGGTCTTATCCCAAGATGATTTACAAACAGCATATCTTTGTGATTGATCAGGAAAAGCATCTTTTTCCTCACTCATACATCTACCTATAAATGTTTTTTCGTCTTCTGAAGCTAATGGTTTGATCGGCATATTATAAACCTTTTCCGTATTTTAATTCCTTATTTTCTTTGTATAGTTCATCTATCTTGGTCTCAAGTTGTTGAATCTTGATATTCAATGCTTCAATCTCAACTTTAAGATTTTCAATGATCTGTTGATAGATCCCCATACTAACCTCCAAATTCTTGAGTATAGCGTTATCAGTATCTGCATTGACCTTTCGTCTCCCCACGAACCAAGCAGCCACACCTGTAATAGCATTTGATAATATTAAAATTAATTCGTTATTCATTATTAAAATCCACAACACATATATGTTGGGTCGGCATAGATCGGTAATCCATTAGGTATCTGATCATATGTTCCTCTTCTACCACCATTTGTTAAGTGCACACCACTAAAATAATTTTTACCCAAGTGAGGAAATAATCCGTCACTTGAATTGTAGTTATACACCAAAGGATAGTTTCCTGAATTGTATATCAATTCGTCAATCATTCTCTGCTCAAAGAATTGAGCTCTATCATCAGCACGAGTATACATCCATTCCATCTCCTTCATTGAAACAGTATTTGGAGAGGCAGATACAATGCCGTTGTTCTTGATTCTCATGAAGATAGAGGGAAGCGCCTCTCGGTATCCGTGCCATATGAGCATTGGTTGACAAAAATACTGTAAGAAATTGTTATTAATGTTGGTAAGTGTTCCTCCTGATACTTCGTCTAGTAATTGTCTATAATATTTTCCACCAATGATATATTCTAATTTGGTCTGCTGAATTACACTTATGAAAGGTAAGAGAACACTACTAGTTACATTGGGATCAATGTCTGTAAAGTTTTTGAGTTTCTGCTCAGAAACCAAAAGGATATTTTGAGGCACAAGTGCTTGAGACATAATTAGTTGGGTTGGTTATTTATAGTTTCATCTTTATTGACATCAACACCTTCAACCTTGTTTACATTAACAGTTTCAATTGGTGCTGCGTCGGGGAGTGATACCATCTCGAATTGTTTCACCTCAAGTTTTGTAGATTCACCATCACGAAGAGTTAATAGGCGCTCAAATACACCAAGTATTTCAGTTTGTAAAGGTTTGATTACCAAGTGGTTGAAGTGATCTTGTGCCTCAAGATGATCTCTTGATGATAAAGCACCAGGAGTTTGAATGCCGAGGAGTTCCGCGGACGATATCTGATGCGAGGTCAAGATCGCTTGTTGAACCGATGCTGACATCTCAATCCACATTTTGTCTGAACCATTGGTTTGGATCTGAGTAATTTCAGGGGCTTCTTCTTTGGAGTTTGAAAAGGTCAGCATGAGTTTCGAAGGTGAGTTACTTCCTGCATACTTCTGAGTAAGAGTTTTATAAATGTCTTCCCTCTGTTCTGGATCAGGAATTCCAGAGTTGATAGCCACAAACAGAGATGGCTGAAGATTATTCAAAATTCCGTTATACCACCAGTTGTATATTTCCAGTTCTGTTGAAATTGCAGTAGCTGCTCCCCAATAGCTGGGTGTTGCATAGTATTGATTACCAACGCTATGTGTAGTATAATAGAAAATCTGGCTTGGCTCATCTCTATTTATATCAAATGCTGGCAATCTTCTTGGAACGAATGGTTCTTTCTTGGGATATAACCAATCAGCAGAATAATAATAATCATTAATTCTATCGTGCATATCTGATTTACCTGCTCTCAATTTTGAAAGATCCATATAATACATATCAAATCCGGCATCACGATCTTTACGCCAAACACAATTGATTGAAAATGAACCATATAAAATGAAGTCAAGACATGCTTTCTGCCACAAATCGTAAAGGCTTTCACCTGTTGAGTTTACCATTAATAGACGAGATGCATCTCCGTCAACAATATTTAATTCTTCCCCACGCACTCCAAACCACTTACTCATGACACATGCACGATGGGTGGGACTTGAATTGTATAATCTAATTAATTCTTGAGGTGCTTGGTTGGTAGGACCATAATAGACCCATGGCGTTCTAGTATTGACAATAAGATTTTCCTCAATGATCGGAACTCTAGCTTGTCCACCAAATTCAAAAACTTCCAATTTGGAATCTTTATTTTCACTCATACTTATAAATATAGTTTTTTTCTGATTTAATCACCTGAGATCATATTTGTCCCACAAATATAGACATCATCAGGTAATTGTATAATCTCAGATATTTGTTGCGGTGTCAAACAATCTTTTAATTGTTCTGTATCAATTTTTACAACCGTCCCCCAAAATATAGTAGAACCACTATTTTTATCGAGAGAACAATATGCGAGAACTCCAT